TATTGGTGGTAAAACAAATGTAATTACACTACCAGGTGCTGGCATTTTGTTATCTGATACTCTTATTGGTGATGGTACTAATCCAGACTCTGGTATTGTACCACTTCCAGATGCAAATACTGTTGGTGAAACTGTCAGAATTGACGTTTTGATGCGTGGTTCTGGTGGTGGCGGTGCATCAGGTACTAATAGTGCAAGTGATGGTGGTTATGCTGCTATTACTATTGAAATCGATGGAACACCAAGAACATTCTATGCATATGGCGGTGAAGGTGGTAGCTCTGGAGATTCTGGTGGTGCTGGTGGTGCTGGTGGAACTGTATTAGTACCTGCTGATCTAGTTGATGATCCTAGAATTGTATTCCAAGCCACTGATGGTAGTGACGGACAGAACGGTAACGATGGTGGCGCTGGTGGTAGCATTCAAGGTATTCCTGGTTCTGGTGGCGCTGGTGGTACATCGATTAATGCTTCTACTGTTACAGAAGATCCTGTTGTTTACACATCAAACCAAACAAACTATCAAATTCCTAACGTAGCAAACCAAGTAGGAAGAACAGTTACAATTGTTGCCTCTGGTGGTGGCGGTGGATCGGGTCCACCAAATGCTAACTCTGGATGTAGTGGTGGTTGGAGTAATTATCCTGTTAGCGGTAGATCTGGTGCTGTTGGTGGTATTGGTGGTAGGGGTAAGAAATTAACCTGTGTCATGTCTGGTAACGGTGCTAATAGCCTTGATTGGGTTATTGGTGCAGCAGGACAAAATGGATTTAATAATAAATCTGGTAACCAAGGTACTGGATCTGAACCAGGTGGTGCCAGCAACGGTGGTGTTGGTGCTGCAACTGGTGGAGCTGGTGGTCAAGGTGCATGGGGTAATGGTGGCACAGGTGGCGCTGGCGGTGGCGTAACTGGTGTTTATGCCTCTGGTAACGCATTTATGGGCGCTGGCGGCGGTGGCGGCGGTGGTGGATCAGGTGGTGGTTACAACGGTGGTGGAACTACCGATGGTTGCTACGGTGGTGCTAATGGCATTGCTGGAACTACTGACCAGTTGCTTGCCATTACTGGCGCAATGGACTTTGAGAATGGAGCTAACGGCACATCTTCTGGTTGTACGTCAGGTGGTGGCGGCGGTGGTGGCGCTGGCGCAGGCACAAACCAATCTGCTCAAGGTGGTACTGGTGGATCTGCTGGTGCTGGTCACAATGGTAACGGCGGTGGTTCTGGTGGATCTCGTGGTTCATCCGCATATAGAACTAACTTTATATCTTCTGCATCCGCTAATAATCTTGGATCTCCTGCAGGATCTGGTGGTTATGTTTCTGTTCAGGTAACATATCAGATTGCTGCTGAGTCTCCTAAAGGTGGCGGTGGTGGAGAAGGAGGTAGACTTGTTATTTCCTTCGGACAGATTCAACAACCTGTTGCATACGTTTTGCAAGGTCCATCAAATGGTGCGGATTGCGGTGCAAATGGTTGTGGTGGTTCTACTCCTGCTGCTGGTACAAAAGGAAGTATTCAAATTCAATATTATGGGCAAGAAGAAGGAACTGACTTCGAAGGTCAACCGACTGTACCTAATACCAGATTCTACTTGTGTAATGCTGCTGGTGTACCTGAAGGAGCACCATCTCAGGGTAATATCACACAATCTTCCAGTGATGATGTTGATGTATTCAGTCCTGGCACTGGCAGTGGAGCAAGTGGTGGATTTGCAATCCCAGCAGGAACTGGAGCACCATCATTTGACGGTAAAGTAACAAAGTATATTAAATTTACTGGTGCTGGTGATCGTGAACTGAAACTTGGACCATTAGATCTTGCTGATGTTGAAAAACTACAATTCCTTATCAATAAAGGCAGTGGATTAAATGGTGGTGATGTACCAGAAGAGGATCTTGCTGTATACTATAGTGTAGGCACTAGCAATGCACAGAGTATTTTAGATACTGCATATGCTGCCGCAACACCAGCACAAGGTTGGGTACAAACTGAAGTAACTCTTGCTGACAACTCTCCTGCTAGAAATAACGATGTTACATTGTATATCAAGCAGATCAGACCAACAGGTGGAGATAATGCTAGTGCAACGGGTGATAACTATGGTTTTGCAGGACTAACATTGTTCTATGCACAATCTACTGGTCAGGTATTTGTTCCAACTGCAAATGCCGTTATTCCTGGTAATGCTGGTGGCACTGGTCCTGATGTTGGTATTGATGTGGTAAGAAGAAATGTCCCCGCATCCAAGAGTGGTATTGCAATTACAGATGGTGTATTTACTATGACATCATCTACACCAATTTCTACCACAGCATTATCTGAAATTACCACATATGTACCGTTGGTAACTAAGTATCACAGGTGTAAATATATTATTAAATCAACTTAATGGAACAAAAAGATTTGTTATTTCCCGTGGAGAAAATGAATGGTGATTTCCAAGACTTTATTGGAGTCTGGGACAATTTCTTCCCCCCACAATTATGTGACAATATTATTGATTTTGCAAATAAGATTGTCGAACAGCACGCTGGCAACTCTCAGTTAGTTGGCGCTGGTAATAAACAGTTTACCAACAAAGGCAAGACGGGCAGGCATGATACTCAAGTATTCTTAACAGACTATGATACAGAACTGTGTAATAAAGTTAATGAGTATTTGACATGTTGTTTGTCACACTATTGTGAAGAGTATTCGCATTTAAAACAAGTAAACTTATTTTCTTACATCATTAAGTGTCAGATCACCCCGCCTGGTGGTGGGTATCATGTCTGGCATTATGAGAACATGAGTTATGAATCAGCATCTCGTGAACTTGTTTGGACAGTATATTTAAATGATCTTCCTGATGGTGAAGCAGAGACTGAGTTTCTGTATCAAAAGAGAAGAATTAAACCGAAGAAGGGAAGAATTTGTATATTCCCAGCAGGCATGACTCATGTACATCGTGGCAACACGGTGTTTACACATGATAAATACATTTTGACAGGATGGGCTCACAAATCTAAGTAATATGGCACATGCAAATAGAAATGTGAAATTGTACGTGAATGCTCTAGATAAGAGCATCATGGCAAATAACATTACAAAGGTATTCCCTAATGATGAATGGACATTGAAGATCCTTCCCATCATCTATCCTATCTGGGATAGTGACAGGGATAGATTGGAAACATTTGCCTATTTCCAAGATGGTGATGCTTTCATGACTAAGAATAAGTATCGTAAGAATGCCAAGACAGGTGAATATGTTTGGGAATCTTATGAGTTTGATCTTGAAGAGTTCTCTACTGCAGAGATTACCGAACTCTATACAAAATTATATGATCAGTTCTTACAGTTTAAAGAGAAGCAAGACTTTGATCTTGATAGTTTAATTAAATCTGAATATGTTAAGAACAACGTTATCAATTGGAATAAAGTTCGATTGATTCGTAATTTCTTGCTTGATGACAGTGATTGGAGTCAACTCCCTGATGCTGCTCTAACTGATACAGAGAAAGCACAGTGGGTGACATATAGAACAGAACTACGCAATCTACCCGAACTTAACAATGGTAGAGAACCAATGCAATGTAAGTTCCCTGTCTCTCCTGATTATTTCAAGAGAATGACAACTGAAGAAGAATACTTATCTACGGATGAACACAGATTTGTATTGACACAAACTGCATATCGTAAGTATGTGAAGAGAATGGTAGCATATATGACTATTTCTCTATCTGCAACAGGGATTGAGACTATGGGCGTTAAGTTTCTACGCGATCCATATTCTGCACCTGATGATATTCTTGACACTCTACTTACTGCAATTGAAGACGGAGACATCTGATGGCACTAGTATCATTAAATCCTATGACAATCAACCAACTAGCAGCGGCACACTCTGCTGCTAGTGGTAAGTATGTTCTCATCATTGATAATTGTAAGTATCACACACTCACAGATGAGAAGAAAGCAGCAGTAAAGGAATGGTATGTTGATTTCATTCCAGAAGCAGAGATTGATGAGATCTTTGCACATGACCATGTATTCTATCAGTTTGGTGGAAAGAACAAGGCAGTAGATGCTGGGTTCGAGTGGTTCCCACAACCATCTCTCTGCCCTGACCTTGACCATTGGATCCATGTTATGGTAGTATGTCCAGATGGTCAAGTCCCCTACGAAAACAAAGACGCTGCACCACCTGCTTGACAGAGGGTTGACACCTGTGCTATGGTAGCAGGGCGTTTGTGAAACAGCATGAAAGTCCCCACACAATATGAATTGACGCACCTGCAACTGCAAGCGATGCTCCGTGATCACAATATCCCAGACAGTGAGATTAAGTATCTGGGTGAATTTGAATACACAGAAGAATACCAAGCACATCCAGAACTTCATGGTTATATGATGCATTGGTATCGTATTGGTAATGAGCATGAGGTGCCTGTCTGCGACATTGCATCCGTAGATCGGGTAGACGATGGAGATTGACAACCTCCCTAAAAGTTGTTAGAATGTCTAAGTAAACGTCGCAATTTACCAGTGTCTACTGAATTTATCCCTATTGGGGACAACCTTCGTTATTTTTACGAGTGGATTAGTCTCCGTGAATGGCGTGAAGAATGGAATACTTGTCCCATTCAGCGTGATCATAAACGTCGCGCTGCTTCTAAAGTAAATCAAGCAAAGTTCTCTCACCTGCAACCAGATCACCTTGAAGTAAAAGGTGTCATCCTTGGATGTGATTGTGTCGATCCCTATAGTGGTATCGAATACAAGAAAGGCACCAAGTTCAAAACAGATGGTCATACTCGTGACCTATCTTGGGAGATGGGTATTTGCCTTGATGGTCAACCCGAAGAGGTTCATGTATCCTATCTTGTTGTAAACTCTATTGATGAAGTTCGTCGCATCTACTCTATGTACGATGCACCTACTGATGCAGAGAAAGCATGTGATCGTCTAGATGGTGCTTATCGTAATGTATTTGCTCACAAAGGTCAGTATATCACTCATTCCGAACTTCGTAAAGTAGTTCCTGTTGAGTATGCATCCTCTGGATGTTGGCCTGATAGATTTGTTCGTGCTAGGACTACGAACAATATGGAGATTCTTCCTCGCGTGATTGAACTTCAGGAGTCTATTCTGTGGGTTCAAGAGAATATCTTCAATGATCCTGCTTTCCAGAGTCGTAAGCACAGTAAGTTTAGTTGGCAAGCAGCATACACTACTGCTGCTCTTATGTCTTATCTTAAACACAAAGAGAAAGAAGAGAATCTTATTAAACTCAAAGAGTTTATGATTCGTGTTTCTAACATGGCGATTGATCTTACTGTAGATAACGCTGATTGCTGCTCTCGTTTTATTTCTGAGTGGTCTAATAAAGACTCTAATTATGTTAGAGTTCGTGGTCTCAATGGTAGTGTTGATTCCCAAGAAATGGAAGGATTTAATCTTCTCATGATTGACCAGTATATTGCTGGTATTGTCTATGAAAAGATGCCTAAAAACTGGCGTACATACTTCCGTAGTTGGCAGTTGGATTTTATCGATCTCGAAGAAGCACGGGAACAACGTGCTATTAAGAATTCTATTAAATCCTTTTGTTAATGTTAAGATTGGGGTCTTTTGACCCCATTTTTTACTGTTTTGTAGTATATACTATAGGTCTTGCGTGATCTTAAGATTATCTTCGGGATTGAACGCAAAACCTCATGCTATACTAACCTTAGTTCGAAAGACAACCATGGACAACAGCAAGCACGAGAAACGCCGCGATGCCCTTGGTCTGTTTTATGAGAGTGTTCTCAAACCAGACCCAGCACTGCGCCAATGTGCTCACAATCAAAAATGTTACCATGAGTTGATGGAATGGCGCTCCCAAGTGCTAGAATATCTTGATCGTTGCCGTAATGAGGAATTCAACTAATGACTATTGAAGGACGCCCTATTATTCAACATGACTGGCAGAAAGAGTATGAAGTCCAACGCAAAGATCGTATGCAAGATTGCATCGATGATTACCTCCAAGATGATAAAGTCGATGCACGACGAGCGTATGAAGAGATTCTATCTTGTGTGCAGGATGTGATAGATTATCACAAAAAGCAAATGGATCGTGCGGTTGATCTTAAATCTCTTATGATGGGTCACCGTGACGTTGACTTCGCAGATGAAATTGCCCAAAAATGGCAATATGATAAACTCCCTGAGCGTTATTGATGAATGAGAAAGAGCGTTTGCTGCTTGCATTGCAGCAACTAAATAACATCACTCAACTCATTCAGGACAACCAATACAAAGAATTTTTGTATGGTAAACTGATATCAGTTGAGATAGAACTACAACGTCAACTCACTAATTTAACACATCATGAACGAGGACGAATTCAAGTCAGTAGTAAAAAACATGTTGATGATGCAGAATAATAATGACACTAACTTTCAGATTCTGCAACATCAAATAGACAAACTACAAGCACAAATCAACGACCTTAACGATCTCAAAGAGATGTTTAGGTTACCCAAACCTGAGAATCAAAACAGATCTGGGTTTGAGACCGTTGACTAACTTTGAGTTGCTCCAACCTGTAGAATATCATGGCACTACAGGTTATATTTCTTTCGTAAGCGAATACTATATCAGTATTTGTTTCAGGGACATCCCACTTCCTACGAGTGAAAACTCACGGTGGGGTCGTCACTATGCTAACCTTATCGTTTATCCTGAATATTGGCATGAAGTACGCAGTTGTGTGGATGAAGAACAAGAAGAAAGGCACTTCCCGCCAAGAAGCGATCTTTTACAATTTGGAAGACGCCGCGTTGTGGGAGCAGCACATTAACAAGACTGAACACGCTAAGACAGATATTATTCCTATTTTTGGTGAAGCATGAGTTGGCAGAGACATTGGGCATATAACTTAAATCTTTCCGATACTATTCTAGATGAAATGATCAAAGAACTTGATCGTCCAGAATTAGGAGAAATGGGTGATGCACTCATTCAACATGGAGAGAATAAAAATTCTAAAAGCAGTGCTCGCTCGACTCAATGTAAATTAATCAAAGGACATCACTGGATTGGTGCATTCTTTATGCATTATGTCAGTCTTGCTAACCATGAAGCATTTCATATGCAACTAGGTCATTACTATGACCACAATCTCTTTCAATATGCAAACTATCATGAGGGAGACTATTACACATGGCATCATGATGAAGTGAGAGGAATTCTAGATCCTCAAACAGGTAAACCATGTGAAGAAGTTCGTAAACTATCATATTCATTTCTATTAAATGATGATTATGAAGGTGGTGAAATGCTGATAGCATACACTAAAGCAGACAATGGCGCTCGACGCTTTGATACACCCGAGTATGATATACAACCAGTTCCTAATAAACGTGGTACGTTAGTTGTATTTGATTCGCGCACAATGCATTGCGTGAGACCTGTAACCAAAGGTATCAGGCGCAGCATCGTGGGATGGGTCACTGGTCCGCCAGTTCAATAAGTGTCACAGGGGGCTTGCACTGCCCCCTTTTTCATGGCATACTATAAGGGTAGTCAAGGGAACACCCCATGCAACTCCAAACCTCCGCCACCCAGATCGACTTCTATCCTGTTGCTGGTGGCAAGCGTTTCGTCAAGCGTGTGATCTGGCACCCCACTGAAGAGATCTCTCAGCAGATGACCTCTTTCACCACCCGTGTCAAGTCTGACGCTCTCTACGACATCCGTAACTACCTTGCTAACGGTGCTGAGGTGACTGACTTCAACACTGAAGCATACACTGGCAAAGATTACTCTCCTGTCTATTGCTGACACACATTTAACACATTCATTGAGGATTACCCATGGATCTTATTACATTCAAACAAAAGTTTTGTACCCTCAAAGCACGAGGTTTTATCAAATCCCATCGCAAAGGTAACACTGGCGTGGGTCATACTCTAGAACAAGAACTGGGACTGACAGAGAATTGTATCTCTGGTCCCGATCTTGTGGGCAATGAACTCAAGGCAGCGCGTAAAGGTGCTGGTGGTAAGCAGACATTGTTCACCAAAGAGGGTGAGTGGGTTGTATCCCAGAAAGATTATATTGCACAGTATGGTTTCCCTCACACCACTAAGATTGGTGAGATGAGTGGACAATCTACTGTTACTAAGACTGTTAACAAGCGTGGTCTGTCTATTGTGACCACTGATGATTACTGTGCCGTTGTGCATGGTGATACTATCATCGTCAAGTGGGACTGGGATACTCTAGTAGACCAGTTTGCTAAGAAGTTTCCCGCATGTGTTAAAGTATTTGCGGACGTAGAGAAGCGTGATGGTGTGGAATACTTCCATTATAATGAGGCATTCCGCTTTGTTGGTACTGATAAACAGTTGTTCCGCACTGCTATCGAGAATGATATGATTGCTATTGATATTCGTATGCGTACACAGAATAATATTGGTAAATCTCTCCGCAATCGTGGTACTGCATTTCGTATGAATCATGGTAAAATGGAAGAACTGTTTGTTAAGGAGGCGCTTTGAAGGATACTATTCTGTACGGTGACTGTAGAGAGACGCTGCAACAATTCGCAGCGTCTGGTATCCGCGCTCGCATGTGTGTGACATCACCACCATACTATGGTCTGCGTGATTATGGTAACGAAGATGCACAGATTGGTCTGGAAGAATCGCCTGAAGAGTTTATCCAACAACTGGTTGAGGTATTTCGTGGTGTGCGTGATTGTCTCACTGATGATGGCACACTCTGGGTAAACATTGGCGATAGTTATTATAACTATCGATCTGGCAAGGGTCAGGCGTTGCCCAAGCAGTCTATGGCATCCAGCAACCAAGATCTACCACAAATCAAAAATCCTAGACGAGGCAACAAACTTAAGGGTCTTAAAGATAAAGATCTCATTGGTATTCCGTGGATGCTAGCATTTGCACTTCGTGCTGATGGTTGGTATCTGCGTCAGGATATGATTTGGAGCAAACCTAATCCTATGCCTGAGAGTGTGCGTGATCGTTGCACCAAATCACATGAATATATCTTCTTGCTTAGTAAGAGCAAGCGATACTATTTTGATGTGGAGTCTATCAAAGAACCCACAGTCGATGGTGCTAGCATGAAGCGTAAGAAGAGTGTGTGGACAGTACAACCTAAACCATACAAAGGTGCTCACTGTGCTGTTTACCCTCGTGAATTGATTGAACCTGCTATCCTAGCAGGCAGTGAAGCAGGTGACATTATCCTAGATCCTTTCATGGGCAGTGGCACCACCGCTGCTGTTGCCAAATCCATGGATAGGCACTATATTGGATGTGAGTTGCACCGCGACTATTCTGAACTGATCCTACAGCGCCTTGATGAGGTCGCTGAGAGGCGTCTAGAAGCGCCTGCAACCCCCCTCTCCCATTTCCTCTAACCCCTTAGACCTATGGAAACCCGTTCGCTTGATCTGACGACCTTTCAGGTCAATTTCTTGATTGATCTCATGATGGATGCTCCCATCAAACTTACCACCAAACTTGCCCAACTGAACCAGATGGACGACGTGCAGATGATGTGCCAGCTGGAGAACTGCCTCAGATCCTTTGATGATGAGGACTGAGACGCTATACTACTAAGGTAGTCAAGGGAACGACCCATGAAGGACGACACCATCACTGCTCAGATGCGTCGCACCATTCTCTCTAGCATCGAAGAGATGGACATTGAGATGCTCAAGCGTATTGCTTACGAGTGCCGATGTGAAGAGTTTGGTATCTATCCTGACAACACCTATCTCCTGAACTTCTGATGATTACTACCAAAGCACAAATGCTCAAGGTGATTGCCACATGTGCTCAACCGCATGTGCTCACCCGTGAAGAGAAGTTCCAAGTCTTTTGTAATGTGTGTGATAACATGTTAGCAGAAGGACGTATCACCAAAGCAAACCACACTCGCTGGACCAATGTTTTCTAAAGAAGATCGAGAGTTTGTTGACTTTCTCTTCGGCAAACTCCTCAAGCATGTTGACACTGACATGCTAGATTTGCAGGATGATGACACCTGCTGTGATCACGTTCAACTCTCTCTACTTGAAGTTTAATGTTCAAACTGATTGTCATCGCTCTACTTGGAGTGTTGTTCTACACTAGCACTCCCGCTCGCAACGTAACTGCTGATTTTCTCACTAACACTGCCAACATTATCCGTAAGTAAAATGATTGAAGAAGTAATGCTCGACCGCTGGCTACTGGATCAGATC